TTTTTATTTGTTCCTTACTGAACGGTGTTATTTTTTCCCGCTTATTGTTAACTTCTTTATACATTTTACTAACAGCAAATTCATATAACTTTCTATTAAAATGAGGACCATAGTGTCTCATGTAGGCAATCATTGCTTCGGGCATTTCATCAAACTGTGTAAAATTAGTTCTTTGCATAATTCATAAATTAAAAAGGGTAGGGTATTAACCCTACCCTAAAAGGTTTTTACTTTCCATAACCATATCTACTCCTACGCATCATTCTACCACGTCTTTCTGAGTAGTCATAGTCATCATCATCTTCATACTCATGCTCACCATGTCTAGCTTCTTCTAAACACTCAACCCATTCTTTGGCATACATTTCCATTTCTCTGGCTTTGTCAAGCATTCTCTCTTTATCTCGCTTAGTTCTAAAAGATAATACTATCATAATTTAAGTTGTTTTAGGTTCTCCTTTAGCCATACTAGCAATCATCTGTTTAAGTTCAGAAATCTCATCCTTCAAATCCTTGATGGCTTTATCATTAGCTCTGCTTTCAGGATTCAGTTCTTGAATAGCTTCCTCATATTGAACAATAAGATTCTGATGTTTTTCCATACTGTCTACAATATTTCTACTGTTTTGTAGCATAGAATTGACATAAGAATTTAAGACATCTCTACTTTCAGCAAGTACAAAAGCGTTATCACCAAAATCAGCTATAGTGCTATTAGGGACACCCTTAAATTCTCTTCTTTCACCATTAATGTTGGCTACGATATCAACCACCATTTCCATATTAGGATTAAAGGTATTGTATTTAGGTCGAGGGATTGAGATTCTCTCAATAGGACCACTGAGTACTTTAGGCTTGTTGTTCAAGTCTAACACATATAATATACTATTTTGACTTAAATTTGAGAACATAGTTAATTATTATTTATGCTATTGTACGAGACATTAATGTTAATATGCCTCTAAATCTATCATTAAATACAGTAAAGACATTAACCCCTATAAGTTCAGCTGCTGTTACAGGAGTACCATTGGGAAGCACAAGTGCTCTTGTAGTACCATTTAATGTAATTGTTATAGGTAGAGTACCCGTAGTTCCAGTAGGAATAACATCTTCTACAAACACAGTAAGATAACCTACTGGCTGTATTCTACGAAATCCTAGAGCTATATCTACAGTTTCTGTACCTATAGTAACATTGGTTGAACTAAGATAAGGAATACCACCCGCATTAGTTGTAACATTATTAGTGCAACAATTCATACTTTTACCTCCTTATATCCTTACTTAAAAAACAATATTGTTACCAAAACCATTGCCATAGAAACCATTACCCCAACCATAACCACCTATATAAGGGGTAGCATTAGCAGCTATTAAATTAGGCCACTGAACTGGTACAGTATTAGGTTGTTTAGCTGCAATAGCATCAATCTTGTCATCAAGAGCATGGAAAGCAGCATTAAACTGCAATGTCTGCTTATCATTACTGATTTGATTCCTTAACTGAGTAATAATGTCATCCTGGGTGTCAATCTTGTTCTGTAACTCACGTTCCTTGAGGTCACAGAACTCCTTGGTGATAAGAGTGTTCTGATTAGCAATAGCACCAAGAATACTGTTAGTGTTTCTATCTGCTTGAGAACCTAATTGATTAGTCTGTTGACATACAGCTAATTTATCCTCGCCATTAAGTTGAGCAAGCTGTAGACGAACATTAGCATCATGGTTATCAATAGCACTTTGAAGAGTATTAGTCTGCTGACAAGTAGCTAATCTGTTCTCACAGCAACATTCACAAAGCTGTCTGCTTAAGTTAGCGTTACCTAGTTGGAGAGCATTGATGGTTTCTAAACCACTCATACCTACTTGAGAACCTACCTGTGAGATGCCTAGTTGTAACTGACCAATAGCATTACGAACTTGGTCTACACTACCATTGGTAATCTGAGCTAATTGACCAAGAGCATCAGCACGACCATTAATTGCTTGCAGTAGCAAGTCTCTGCCTGCATCATTGTTCAGTTGATTAGCTAAGAAACCAGTGCCATTGTTACCACCGAAACCATTGTTCCAATTACCACCGTAACCCCACATCATCCATAAGAATAAAATCCAAATCCAGTTACCATTGTTACCAAAACCACCATTGTTGTTCAGTAAAGCTAGTAAACCTGGATCTATGCTGTTATTACCAGCATTAGGAAACATAAAAACTTTGCTGTCGTCCATAATTAATTTGTTTATTATTTGTTTATACCATAGCTATGATGATGCAAAGGTATAATAAAAGTGGTAGCATCTCTAACGATACTACCACTCTACATAAAACTTTGTGTATTAACTATTTACTCTTAGGACTATATTTCAAAATGTCTGTTCTTCTCCAATATTTCTCCTTAAATCCAGCTTGTTTCTTACCTTCAGGTAAAAATCCGTCTTTAACAAGATTATCAAATGTGGCTCTACTAACATTCAGATACTGGCAAGCTTGATACTTACTCATTCTGTTATCTGTGATTTCAGATAACATGCTAATAATCTGCTGGCCTTCTTCTTCAGTAATATTACTATTACCAGCATCTATGTCATTAAGCAACTTTTCTAGTAGCTTTCTTATGATATTTAACATAGTATGAAATTATACAAAATATAGCAAGACAGCTTAACAATACATTAATTAATAATAACTCCTTATCAGATACTGGTATACCATAAAAGAAGTCATAAGAATTTATAGCATCATTTGCTATTATATAGTATATAGGTATTCTGTGATAAACACAAAATTTAAATACAAAGGATTGAGCTAACATCGCTAATGTTGGTATTAGTGATAAATGAGCTATATATCCCATCCAAGTTAGGTCTATACAAAAGTAAGATAAAAGTGTGTTAAGCCCGTATAGAAAAGCTATCACATACGGACTTATCTTAACTATATAAAGAAACAGTTTATAATTACTTTTTCTTAAGTTTTCCACCGCATTTGTATGGTCTGGAACTTCTAGTTACACCAGCTTTCTTCATCATAAGACCTGGTCTTCTACTTGAACGTTTTGTACTTCTTTTTACTTTTGCCATAATTAAAATCTTGTTATATGAGAACTAATAAGATTAGCTATAATGTTACGCTCAAAGTCCTCTTGGTTTTCACCACGATGTTTAGATAAATAGACGTTGATTGCGTTAATTATTTCGCTTAACATTCTATTATTATCTTTAAGTAACTCGTTATTTTCCTTTGCTAATCTTATTAGTTCTTCCATATTAATCTTCTACTTCACCAAATGTTAATTTATTAGGATAACCCGTAGTGTAATCATAATCAATTACATCCTGAATATTATCCATAGCATTAATTGCATTCTTGTGACGTTCTGTAGTATTCAATGCTTCAGCTGCATAAACTTCAAGCGAATTAAGCATTTGTTTCCAAACGGCAATAGGAAATACAAACTCCATACCATTAAATACTTTAGTCATAGTCTCAGCACCAAGTGCTTCATAAGCATCAGCACTTGTGCGAATCTGTTGTCTTAACTCATGACCAAGCCACATTGGAACTCCATTGATAATGAATTCTTCAACACTAGAAGAAGAATCATAATTTTCAATTTGAGCAATCTTTTCTAGTTTAGCAGCAATAAGTTTATCTGCATCGCTAAGCTCTGGTTCTACATAAACCTGCCAGCCAGCTTCAAGCATCTGTTCTTCAGTAGGATTAACAATATTGTTGCTCTCAGTCTGAAGAAACTTACCGTCTGAATAAACGGTTTCTCCGTCAATAACTTTAAAATACTTTTTCATTTTATATTAAGTTGTTAGTTCTCCGTAAGTAGCAAAAGATGCGTCATTATTGTTATCAGTAATAAAATAAGCTGTTTTTTTATTTATAATATCGTATAGGCATGGATTGTTATTTCCATCTACACAGGGAACACAATCGTGAGTCAGGTTGCTGTTAACATCATACACTTTAAAATAATAAAGTTTAAATGAACTACGATAAGAATAATCGCCCTTCCTTCCGAATATAGTAGGTATTGACAAATAAGTAGCACTTGACGATGTATCTTTAATAGGCCTTGTTCCTGCGTCATTACCATTTACAAGATAACTACAATCAGCATCATCTTCTCTAAATCGAGCAATAATAGTATAATCTGTGTCAAGGTTAAATATTGCATTACCGTAACCAGTAGTTGCATTAGCTTTTTTGTTACTACACCAACCTATCTGACTCAACTCGCCAGTAAATATGAAGTTTATAAAATTTAAATGGGCAACTAGATTTATACCAAGTTCTACATCGAAAGGTCTTACAATACCCCAATCATCTAATGACATTTTAGTTTTACCATTAGCATTAATCCAAGCAACCTGTCTATAACCAGCAGGAAGACCACCTGCAGCAACAGGCTTAAACAATGCTCTTCTTCTTAGATTAACCATTACTTTCTTGCGTTGTTGTTACATCAATTAAACTAAACACACCATCAAAGATGTTATACTCATAAGTATGACCAGCTTCTGTATCAGGATTACTGTCAGCAGGAAGAATACCACTAGGAAGTGTAATAGTAACATCATCGCTATTTGCAGTAAACCTTCCTATAAAGGTGCAAAGACTATAGTCATAAGTATCATCTGCAACATCTGCAATAGTCAGACTATCACAGTCCTCGACTTCATGATACACAGTTGGGTCAAGTGTTACAGCGGCAACTAATGCGTTAGAAGTAGCGATTGATGTTACTGCCATCTTGGTTAAAGTGTGAGCTACAATAACTGGCGCGTCATTTACTGTTGCATAGAAGATACCAGTATTTTCGTCATAACCTAAACCGCTAGAACTACCGTCTGTATTATTTTCTATATAATCCATTAACCCTTTAATACACTCAGGTTTTGTAATAGGGTATATTGGAGTTCTATCGTTATTTCTACCTTGCTTTAAATGATGATTTCTTAATTGTATATAATTATCTTTCATTGTTATATTTGTATTAAAGTTTATTCAACTACTATTTCCACAACAGTTACTGTTACATCTGGGATATTCATCCAAGGACTATTCTCATTCTCATATATTTCTTTAAGCGATGTACCTTCTATCTCGACTGCTGGTACATGTAAAGTTACTTCAGAACCAGCTGCAAATATTTGAGATTGATGATGTAATACTTGAGGTGTGTCAATATTAACTGGTGTTTCTGAACGTAGATACACATCGGTTATATTTTCACTATTGTAAAATACACCATCTACTAATTCTGTTATACCGCTACCAATGTCTATTGTTTCTAAATTGTGACATTCAGAAAATGCCATATTTTCAATGTTTGTTACAGAATCTGGTATAGTAACCTCTGTTAATCCTGTGCCACAAAAAGCAGCATAACCTATAGATGTTACACCTTCTGGAATTATTACATTTGTCATGTTGACATCGTTTAAGAAACAATGGTTTGGTATTTCAGTAATTTCAGTTAAAACCTCTAGGAAATTACCACTAGTTAATGTAGCAATATTAGCAAAAGCTTCATCATCAAGTTTACCCACGGTTTTTACAGCATCGGAATCTAATATTGTAGAAACACCGTTTGTCAATATGTTGATGACAGTACCAATACCATTATCTGTAGCTAAAAGTGCTGTTCCTTCACCATTCTTTTCTTTCCAATCTATAACTCTTCCATATAATTCACGATTAAATGAACTACTTTGAGTATCAGTAAAATCAAATGGAACTATAAGCTTTAAAGATTTACCAGACCTAGTAGCACCTTCTATACACACTTTACCCATTGTTACAGGGTAGGTATTGTAAACACTTGGTATCTTAATTGCTAACATTAAACCTCTATTTGCTAACATTTCTTCAGAGAATATCATTGGAGTACTACCACTTTCCCAAGAGTTTATATCTAGATTATCAAAACTCATCTCTTCATCTGAAGTTTCTTTGAGATGATATTTGAATGATATGTTTTGTATAAGTGTATCACTCAAGCTTGCTGCATTACCAACAATCTTTGTAAACTTAATATACGTATTTGATATAGTGATAGGCTCTATATTATTACTTAATGTAAGAGCTACACACGCTATACCTTCACTAGCTGTAGGAACATTTGCTATAGGTGTTACTTCCATATTTACAAAACTCATTGCGTCAGCTTCTGCAGTAACAGAATTTATTAATACATTACTAAATGTAGATACTTCGCTATTGGAGTCAATATATTTACAACTTAATGTAGCACTAGTAGTTCCAGCTGTACCATCAAACGGTAATTTACCATTCGAGTTGGATGTAAACGTACTAGGAATAATATTGATATTTACACCTTCTTCTAAGTCTGAACCACTTATTGTTAAGGAATCACTATAATCCTCTTCTTCTTGGTCATCTAAACCTATCTTAAATAAATTAGAACCAGCTGGTAGAATTGATACTTCCACTGTACTATTCTCTGCAGCATTTGTACCTTTAATTAAGACAGAATTTTTCCAACCTTTCGCTTTAGTTAATGTAACAGAAGTTTGTTCCATAACAAACATAAAGCTATTTTGTGGATTAAACACAACTGTAAATACACAAGGCATAATACCGTTAACTAATGGCATTGGTTGTCCATCTCGTTCAAATATTTCAGATATACGGATTGTACCAGCTTTGGTTTGACTTTCGTATTCCGATAATATAGTCTCATTAATCTCGGTAGGATAATCTGATGGCAATATATACATTAAAGCGCTTCCCGTAATCATTAAATCCAACATAAAATTAAGGTCACCGAGTCTTACTGATTCACCTTCACTCAGGCGAGTTAAGAAATTTGGATCCTGATATACTTTATAATCCGATAAAGTTTGATGCCACTTTGTGTTCATGGTTGTATAATCAGGATTTGGTTGTTCACCAGACTCTGATAATACATATAGTTTATATAATTTATTACCACTTTCACCAAGAACCATGTCTCTTAATTCCTGAAAATGGGCATTATTCTGGTTAGTATCGTTTAATAACAAATATAGCTTGCCAGGATAAGAATTAAAATAAATTGTATCACCGCTATTATATAGGTTTCCATCTTCATCTTTCACTACAAATTTGAAGTCAGAACTTGCGTGTAGATTTACAGCATCAATATATAGCTTTGTTACACATTTGTACATTAATCTTTGTTGTAGACATTCTTCACTACCTATTGAGTAGTAATCGTATAGGGATAAATAATCTACATCATTATCGTCTCCATGATCTTCTACATACTTAATAAAATCCCTATGACTTAAGTGTAGTATTGTATTAAATGTTTGTTTCTTGTTTGGATCTGAAAAGGTAAAAAGGTGATAGAATTTTCTTATTTCCTCTTCGTCATTATCCGTATCAGCAAGACTAAATGTAGTATAGCTCAATACATTGCTGCATTTATTACTTAACACCTTATCTAAGGGTAAGTAACTATTTAACCATTTAGTATTTACAGCTTTATCTATAGTATGTGGATATATGGGTTTATTACTACCATTACCAAGTAAAGCACCTTCCTTTAATTTTTGTATATTTGCTTTATTTCCCATTTTTATTTAGTTGTAATTGTTGTTTTCCTTGCTTTAATCTGTCTTTCTTTTATATCATAGTCCATGTCGGCTTTCTTCTTGTCAAGAGCTAATCTGTCCCTATCTAATCTCATCTTCTCATCAAATTGTCTCATCTGTTCAGCTAACTTATCTTTAGCTTCTTGAGAATATACAGGCTCTTCAGGCATACTATCATTTTGCTTACTATTAGCACCAATAGTTGCAACTAATATTCTAGTTTCATTATCTCTAATATTAGCTTGTTCCTTTTGCTCCAGTTCAGCTTGCTGCTGTTGTTGCTGCATTTGAGCTATCTGTTGCTGAGATTGAAGTTGTTCCTGTTGTGCTTGAGCTTGTCTTTCTTGTATAGCTTTTTCATCCTTTTCAATAAGACGTTGTTTCTCAATCATAGATATAGTAGTAAACATCTTCATAGCTGTACTGAATGATATCATTTGATTCTGAAGACCAGCTTGAGTTAATGTTTCAAGCTTTTGATTAAGCTCCTGAATACCATTACTATTATCTACTATTAGACCATAATCAGCTTCAGCAAATTCATCCCCATCTATATCCATTACATGAAGAGAACCATCAGACAAAATGTATTGGAATTTCTTCTTTTTACCCTTGAGTGCTATCTTAGCTGTTTCTAAGAAGCATTCTAAAGCTCTCTTTTTAACATCATCGTGTACTATGAACAACCATTCAGTAATGTGAGAAGATTGCAAAGTAGCTCTCTCAACACCACCTACAGTTTCTCTGTTACTAATTTGACCTTCTCTTTGTCTTGAGATACCAGCAACATCTGACATCTCATTCTTTAAGAACTCAAGAAGATTTGTGTATTGTACTATAATATTACCAAGCTCTGCATCAATAACACCATTTGAAGCATTATTTAATGCACCCGCTAACTTGCCTGTTGCAGCACCAATATTACCTTCTTTAAAGCTATCTATTACAGCAACATTATTATGCTTAGCATAATACATCCACTTATCAATATCCCAACCTTTAGGTACCTTAGCTAAATCAAGCATAATAATCTTACCCCAATTCTTAGCTAGGATTTTATTAAGTCTATCGTGGATTACATCATAAAGATAACTATAAGGCTTCATCATATCAACCATTGAGAATGGTCTACTGTCATTTCTATTATAGACAGAACCTACAATACCAAAGTGACATCTACTAGGGTTAGAAAGCCTATTGTACTGTATAACTCTAGGTCTCATATTCACATAGATTTCTTCACCTATTTTGGTACCTTCCCAAGCTTCATTAATGAAATATACGGTTTCTTCTTCACCAGCATCTTCATCAATTACGTAACTTTCAGGATAAAAGTCGTATATCTCCTCACCTGTTTCAGGGTCATAACTCTTTACCTTTTTAATCTTTCTTCTGGATTTCCAGTACATTCTAAGTACTCTGATATTACCATGTAAATCAAAAGGTAATAAAGAGTTGGAAACACCAGATACCATATTAAATGGGTCGAAGTAAAAGTTATCTCCATCTAAGGTTTCATCAACCATATGACCGTTTACAAATGCTAGTCTTTCATCTCTTTCACCAACTTCATTGGTAGTACCTTCACCTGTGAATGTAGGTGCATCCTCAATGTATTTAATATCAGATTTAGATAGTACATCGTAGTAAGTGTCAATTATTTTACCTGGAGACCAATAATCTTCCATAATAATAATATCAGCATCTTCTATTTTATTACTATCTCCTGACCTGAATACTCTAATCTTTATAGGATTAACTCTTTCAATAACTGGTTCTCCACCTCTAATGTCACATTGATAGATTTCTTCACCAACAGCCATAGCATCTCTAAACCCCTCATTAAATATTAAGGGTATATTATACTCTTTAATATAATGGTTTAGAAGTTGATTGGCTCTTATTTCACGCATGTCTTGCCATTCGTAATTGAAATAATCACCCATCTTCTCTATGTTCTGTTGATATTCTTCTTCAGATTGGGAATCATCTTGAATCAGTCTTTGTAGATACTGCAGTACTTCTTCTTTCTTATTATTTTCTCTTTCAGAAAGAGCTAAAGGATTAGTTATGATAACTCTAAAATCAAATACTCTCTTTGACTCTTCACCTCTAAGAACATTCAATTTACTATTCATAATAGGATAGTGCTGAATATTACTTGCAGTGACTTTCTCCCTTATTTGCTCAGGGTTAATTACAGTCTGAACATCTTCCATATGTAAGACACCATTCAGTAAATCATAATTAATCTTCTTATGAATCACTGAAGTTCTTACTGGACTATAATTAAAGAATGATTTACTATCTGCCCATATCAAGTGAGCTATTCTCCATTCTTTGTTCTTTTTAGAGAAAGAGAGCTGCTGAGGTGGTAATTTGCCACCCCATTTATTATCAACAAATAATTTATTAGTCTTTACATTGTAGCTCATACTTAATATATTTTGTGCAAAGGTATATAAAATAAACTCCAGCTACAATACTTAAAGTATTTTACTAATACCATTACATTAGTCTATTATCGTAATTTCTACTAAAATAGTCATCGTTACCCAAATAATCAGAGTAAGCTTTATCCATAGCTTCTGCATTAATTTGTCCTTGATATAATATAAGCTTCTCTTCCCTATACAACATTACCATACCTAAAGCTCTAATTCTATCCACGTTAATCTCTGGATTAAAGGCAATTAGCTCTTCAATTAAAGCTCTATTTCTAATAAAGTACAAGTTAGGAACCTGTATAAATTTGGATTCGCCATCCTCTTCTATGGTAGTATTAACTGGTTTCAATAACCAATCTCTAATCAGACTATTAGCATAGTTGTTCACAGCTGCAGTAGCATTAACACCTTTAGCATTACTACCAAAGGCTGAGTACTTTACAAGCTGTTTATCTCTAAGATACTCTGGTGTATCAGCTAATAAATGAGTACAATTTAGTTTACTGAAGTATGCATATAGACCTTTTTTATTACTCTCATATAGACATTTGGCATTATAGAATAAACACAATAGTCTAACTATTTCAAAGTTATCATCTGCATATGCTTGTCTACCAGTGTACTCTGCGACAATTCTATCAGTAAATAAATCTAGTACTATTGTTGATGATAATGAAGATGATTCAGCTTGGTCATTATCAACAGGGTCGTGTCCTATAATATATCTTGAATTGTATATTTTACCTTGAGAATCTTTTTGTGGCATCTCAAAGATTTCTATGGCACCTTTGGTTGTGTTCTCTACACCATATTTCCTTATAGGAACATCATCGGTAGGTTTAAATTTAATCTCAGTTGAGTTAGGCTCTTGAAATAGTTTGCCTATATAAACATCATCAAATGCTTTAGCATCTGTATCTAACTGACTTAACCTTTCAGTAAGAGATGTAACTGGGAAATACGCTGACTTTACTTTAATGATAGCTTCTGCAGGTGTAATAGGAAACTCTGCAATTCTACTAAGAACAGTAGTAGAATTACTACTGTATTTAGCTTCATATCTATATTTAAGGATCTCTACAAGTGCAGCTACTACGTCAGATACACCATCTTTATTGTAACAGCCCTCTCTATTAATATATGCAGGAAAGAAGAAAGCAAATTTAGGTTTACCTTGTTTGGGTTTATCAAATACATTGTCAAGAGACATAATCCTGTGTGTGTCAGGTTCATAAAGTAGAGACTTTGCAGAATCAAAGTTTGCTTCCTTATTGTTTGCTGTACCAATCATATATGCTTGACCAAAAGCATATACACCATCTTCAAGACCAGCTCTAACAGTATTATATGTATCTAACAATCCAGGGAAGTTACCAAACTCTTCAAAGTAAATGAAACCACGTTTACCACGAAGTTTATCTGTGTCATCTTTTGATGACACCCCCATTACACTATTTAAACTACCTTTCTTGATACCTCTATCATTAATATAACCCATTTGCCAGAACATATCCTGAGCATTACGTTTCATCAGTAATCTAGGGAATTCAGTATTCTCTCTGACAAAATCAATCATAGGCTCAAACTTAGATAATGTACCATCTTTATCAGATAGGAACTCCTTAGCATACGCAGTTAAGATAGTAGTAACATCTCTCTTCATTACTTCACTCTCACCTAGTATTAGGTTCTTAGCCATCATACTAGCTAAGTAAAATGATTTACCAGCACCACGTCTAGCTAGTTCAGCTGCATGTTTACCTTGTTCTCGAGCTTGATTTAAATAATGTGACCTCCAATATATACCTTCAAACACTCTAGGAAAGTCTCTAACACGGTCTGCTCTTAATGTCTTACTATTAATCTTAGTAAGCATGATAGGACAGTAGTTTAGAAACCAGTACATATATCCTGTAACCCATTCACCATCAGATTCTCTAACATAACCTTCCCTACATCTCCTTACTTCTTCAGTTAACCATTTTCTATATTCACTATTAGGATTTGGATTTGGCCTTAAAAATGTATAACAGCCTTCCTTTTGGTAATGTATTGCAGAAGGTCTGAAATAATCCATATCTTCTAGTATATGTGGATGAGTTATGTCTACTATTATCCTGCCTTGTTCATCTCTAGGTAAGTCTTTAGCTCTCTTTCTATCTGGTGCTATAAGACGTTTTATAAACTCCACATTATTTATAAAGTCTAAGAATTGTTCCTGTAACTCTTCAGGTAAAGAGTCCATCAGCTTCTTGTCAATAGGAGTCTGAAATTCATTTACTGGTATATTAAAGTCTTCAGTTATTTCCATATATACCGTTAATTATATCGTTTGCGTATTTATTCCATTCAATAAAGAATGTAGTTATAAGCTTATTTGTAGTCTGCTCAACTAATTTATATTCTTCATTAGCTGCACATCTATCTATACACTTCTCACTACAAAAAGGTATTACTTTCTGATTATCTATATCAATATAATTTACTTGTATGTTACATTCTTTATAAGGACCCATTGCTTTAGTTAACGTAGTTAATGCCACAAAATGTCCTCTAACAGAAACAACATTATTATTGTCACGTACATAATCTACAGCTTTATTAATGCTTTCTAATATATTGTCAATTTTCATCTTCCATTAACGATTTACTTTGTGAACCTCTAGCTTTAGCTTCTTGTATAATATCCTTAGATAAAGTTCTTTCAGCTTCATCTAGGTCTTTAACTAAAGATGGTATTTGTTTAATAGTTGCAGTTACAGTATTCAAAGTATATATTGGTTTACCTTTATCATCTACAGCTTCTAAGTCTATATTTCGTAGCAACTGTCTCAACTTATTAACTGCTATTCTTGTATCTTCCAAAAGACCAGCTGACGAAGGTTTGAAACTTTCATAATATTTCAAAGCTGCATCTACATAAGTATCTGGTTTCCACTTAGATGGCATACCTAGTGCCTGTGTTATTTCAGCACTACGCTGTTCTTCATCTACTATATATTGATAGTCACTTCTTGGGTCTGACATAAAGTAAATGTAAGCAAGCTCTTGTTGTGCAATACTTTTATCTTTACTTTTATCTCTGTCCCACAACCTTTTAAATGGAATAAGTAGCAAAGCTTCTGGGTCTACACTTACATTATAACCTTCATAATGGAATAATCTAATCATAGCTTTTAAAAATAAAGCCTGTGTTACCACAGGCTATGTTTAACACAATATCTGGTTGTTAGGCATTATAAGGTCAGTTTGAATCTCTTCTTCATATTCCTCTATAACAAAGTCTACATCTGAATCATATAGTAGTAAGCAAGGTTTATTATCTACTACTACAGTTTTAAACTGAAATTGTTCTACAGGATTATATGTATTAATGTCATTCTTTATAGAGTCCTCTCTATACTTTCTAACCTTATATCTCTCTGGATTTATTTTAACCACATCACCTACTTTAACATCTCTAGCAGTACTGCCTACAGCAAGTACAGTTTGATATTCTTTAATGGACATCTTAACCTTGTTAGCATCAATAATACCTCCAACTTTAAGTTCATCTTCAGTATACATGTCCATAGTGGTTACGATACAATTAAATACTGGTCTAATCTTTTTTATAGTTAACATCTTCTAAAATGTTTTTATACTTAACTTTATTATTATTATCTCTTACTCTTTTCCATCTGTCATATGGACAACTAAGTTTACCTAAAGACGGTAAATTAAAACTAGTTTTTAGTTTTTCATACTCATCTTCAGGTATATTTTTCTTAAGATTAAGACTACTAATCTTCTCTCTTATGAATTTCCAATAAGCTTTATAAGCGTCCCTTATAGCTTTTTCAGATAGGTTGAGTGACTCAGCTAGTTTCTTTATTGCTTCTTCCATTTAAATCAAAATGTAATAGTAGATAAAATGATGTATCTCCTTCTTTAATACCTTTTGGTATCAATTTAGAGTTTAGTTTATTATCAACTACAAATTGGCATTGCTTAAATTTACCCATTATGACCTGAAAGTAAGATGTTGTTATTCCACACTCTTGTCTTACTTTCTTCTTGGTTTCTTCACTCATTACAACTCTATCTAAGACATCATTATCTGTAATAGCTTTACTTAACATATATCTATGTTTTATAAAGCAAGCAGCAACTTCTCGTTCTCTAGTAGTTAATGAGTGAAATGGTGCTAAAAAATCAAGCCAGTATTTAAAGAAACTATTGTCTTCTATTGAGCAAGGAACGTTTATAATACCGTTCACTTTAAGATTGCTCATCTTCGTTTTCAGCTTCTTCAGGTTCTGGAGTCATCACTTCTTCAATGCTCTTAACACAAGTCTCTACAAACTCGGTTGAAAACATTTCAGCATTCTGCAGAACTTTAAACTTAAAGTCTAGTTCTGTGTACAGATTGGCAAGCTGTGCTCTCTGTAAAGCTGCTTTAAGCTGGTTATTTTCCTTAATTACTGCATCGAATTGTGCAGAAATTTGCTTTGCTGCATTCTCCAACTCTTCATAAGTAAGCTTTCTCTGTCCTTTTGCTTTTTCTTTCTTCTCTTCCATTTTAATATTTTGGTTTGTTTAAAAATTTATATCCGTACTTCTCCTCATACATTTTTTCCCAATCAAAGATGTTTGCTTGGGCCACATTAGTTGAATTACATTCATCACAGTAATTCATATTTTTATCCCATTCAACACCCATTATTCTTAAAGACAAACATTGAGTGCAATAATATACTGGGATACTATTGTACTCAAATCCTTCTGGTAATTTGTCCATAAATCTCTCGTAGGAGTTTCCTTTGCGGATTTAACTTTCTATTATTATAAGGTCTTCTTGGGTATATATCACCCCACATTGAAACATGACCTCTTCTAATAGCTCTTCTGACTGATTTATATTTAGATACAGCCGCAAATCCTTTTAAAAACAGAACACCTTTCTCAAAGTCTTCTGCCATTTTAATCCTATTTGCTTCAGCCATTTCATGGAGTTTAGCTTCAAACTCATCTTGCTGCATCGGTTTTCCTTCTACTAACTTGTCCTGCTCTTCCATTTTATTTATAAACTATTACGTAATGTTGACCTTTTGCTGAATTATAGGCATACCCTACAACATCATCCTTAGTATACCCTTTTTCATTCAATTCTCTAATTAAGCTTCTTACATTGTCAGAAGCTACTACATTAAAATAACCTTCCTGATTTTCCATAATAATACAATTAAGAGCCTAAGGAGGGATTCGAACCCTCGACACACTGATTACAAATCAGTTGCTCTGCCAACTGAGCTACACAGGCATTTACTTTAATACTTTCTGGTCTAATAAACTTGATACACATCTACCTAACCACTCTACTAAAGGCTCATCATTTGTAACACTGTAGCAACCTGTACCTAAAATTGCGTGCATTAATTCATGAGCTTTAGTTAGACGTAGCTCTGATTTAGGTATCAATTCACCTTCACGTCCTTTAGTAGCAATACTAATAACCCTACCAACATAATCTGTTAAACCAAAGCAGAAACCATCATCATCTCTTGGTATAACTTCTACATACTTAATGGTCCATTCAGAACCAAATAGATTAAATTTTTCATCTTTCATATTGTAGGGGAAGAGAGATTCGAACTCTCATGGTTTATAACCGCTGGAGCTTAAATCCAGTGCGTCTTGCCAATTTCGCCATTCCCCCAAATAGTACTAAGTACTCTTTTTATTTTTACCTCTATAATTGTCAGTCATAGCATGACAATTTGGACATAATAATTGTAAATTTTCTAACCTATTGTCTGTATTGTCTCCATTTATGTGATGCAATTCTAGAGGAATATCTTTATCTAACCAAGTAGTATTACCGCAGCATTCACATTTTCTCTCTTTTAACCCTTCTTTTATTAATCTTTTAGCTAACTTGTAACTTTGATAATAACAACCTTTTACTAATATTTCTTGTAGTGGCTTAGCTGGAACTGCAATTTTATATCTATCACCAGTATTCCAACCCTGTCCAGTAAAGTGTTCAGTACTTAAATTTAATTCTTGTATCCTTTTCTTTATTACCTGATAATTACCTCCAGCTGGAATTCTACCACACTTTCTTATTACTTCTGCAATAGATAAGCTTGATTTAACTATCTTAGAAAATTCTTCATCGTTAACTTTATGTTTCATGTACTTCAGGTGAGAGTCGAACTCACAGACTATAATCACCACATCCTAAGTGTGGCCGCTTTACCAATTTGCGTACTGAAGTATAGTACTGCCAATGGGGCTTGAACCCATAATCTCCTGCGTGAAAGGCAGACGAGTTAACCAATTACTCTATGACAGCGTTGCAGTGATGATGGGACTCGAACCCACAACTTTCTGATAGACAGTCAGATGCTCTAACCATTGAACTACACCACTATAAGGGTTACTTTGAATATCCACTCCAACATTAGACTTTTTAGTAGCATCAGGGAGTAACCCAAAACCTTTAACTACTTTAGTAGAGTAGACCAGACTCGAACTGACAATCCCTTGGTCCCAAACCAAGTGCCTTACCTATTAGGCCACTACTCTATTAAAAAACACCCTCCTATTCTCACGAACCGCAGAGGGTTATTACCATCCCGTCACCGATTAATTAATTAATTAAAAACTAAAAAATAACAATCATATTAACACATAAACAATCTAACTGATCAGTGTTGTCTCTAGTGGATTCGAACCACTAACATAGGCTCCAAAAACCTGTGTGTTACCATTACACCAAGAGACATTGTAATCAATCATTGCGCAAAGGTAACACATTTATTTTTATTATGCAAATTTATTTATCAAGCATTTATAATTTTTAACTTACTGATTAGCTATAGACATACTGGTAGTTCCAATTATAAAGCTTCCTACAAAATTTTGTAAAAACCTTTTTCCTGTTTTTGGTTCAAAGAATAGAAGATAAGATTTAGTATCTCCAGGAATATCCTTATACTTTCTAGCAAATTCAAATCCATCTAAATTTTCAAAGTCGTCTACTACTCTACTTAATACATTATTTAAACTTTCACCTGGTTTTCTAATTCTATCTGCCCACTCAACTGTTGTTTTTGCTCTTTCAACTATCTCATCCATTTCATTCATGTATTTAGCCCCTGGTGTATTACTTTCCCTTCTTGGTTTTGGTCTAATACGTTCATTATGATACTTCATCCATTCAGGTTGATACTTCATTCCATGTGCAGCATGGTTTACTTCGTGTTGCGTTAACTCTTGAATAGCTCTACTACTATCGCTATCTTTTATAGTTACCTTTGGACTTATTGGATGAGCTTCAGCTGACGCTCCTCCTTCAACACCATGTTGCCCAATTATTTTATAATCTTTTGATACACCTTGTAATTCCATATTTTTAATTCTATTTAATGCATCGTCAATAAACGTATCTCCCAACGTACCAAATTTTTCAAACCTGGCTCTATATTCTGGTATATCATACAATCTCTTTGCTTTATCTATTGCAATTTTTATATCTGGATCTTCCCTATTTATTGAAAATCTACTTCTTATTTCTCTTTCCGCTTGTTCTCCAATTGCTTTAAATTTTCCTTCAAAGTTATGATTTTTTGCTACATCATACATTTTTTTCCAATACACAGCTCTTGGTCCAAACATAGCTTCGACTTCAGCTTCTGTTAGCTTTCCTATATCTGTAACTAATATACTACTTGGAGATCCCAAACTTAATTTTAATCTTTTATCTGTATCAATTTTAAATGTGGAATTTTTAGGTATATTTTTCGTTGGAGTTTGTTTTGGAACTTGTGTTGGAGATTTAATTCTTTCATTTAAAAAATCTTCAAATAATTTTGTATCAAACTTTTTATCTTCAATAAAAGAAAATTTACCATAGTCTGGAGATATATGTACATCAGAGGTCAAATAATCCCATTTTCCCGTTTCGTCTAAAAATGGTATTATATCAGCATGTGTTTTATCTAATGCTTTCATAGGAGATTCCCAGTTCATCATTAACTCTTTTTGTACTGCTCCAGAATAAGGATCTTGTGTATATCTCCAAAATGGTTGTGACAAGAATCCTCTAGGATATTCTGAGTTAAAGTTCCACTCTTTATTTGGGATAACTGTTTGATTTGAGTGATATATATCATAAACATTTACAGATGGATCAATTCCCCATTTTTCATTAAAATCTTTCTGAGCTTGTAATGCTTCTTCTCGACTACTAAAGTCTTTAAACATAAATTCTCTGTTTTCTTTAATAAATTCAGGATTTCTACGAATCGCCATTTGATCATATGCCTCTTGTGTAGTATAATCCATTACATTTCCTCTCCAATCTGTAGCCATTCTGTGCGGGCCTCTATGTCTCATTGTTGGAAATTCATACCATGCACTATTTTTTCCAGTTCCAAATTCCATCCAAGGCTCTCCATAAGATACAAATTTGCCGTCTACTGTTCCACCAGAGTGAATTACATAATCATTCCCCTTCGCTCTATAAGCTCCATTTCTTGCTTTTAATATGTCAACATTATTTGGCATCCTAAAGAAATAAGACGTATTAGAAGGGACTCCTCGTTTGCTATCTATAAAGTTAACAAATGGATCGCTATCCCATATAGAACTACCTTCTGGACCTCTAAGTGCTTTTCTTAATTTATATATATTTGTAGGAAGTGTTCTAGTTTTTGCCCCATAATTAATAGCGCTAGAAGCAACTAAATTTCTACTAATTTCAGGAATTTTACCTATACCTTTTAACGCTTTAGCTGCTGCACCTGGTACTACAAAATCACCGACTAAGTTAGCTATACTACCTACTTCTGGATTAGCATCATAGAAATCTCTAGTAGCTTGATTAAAATTAAAGAAACCTCTATTATCATTAGCATATAAATTAGTAAAGAAACTACCTGGGTCATACCAGTGTGTATTAGGATTATAATATGCACCAAATACAGTAGATGGCCAAGGTATAGCCTCCATACCTTCTAATATTTGCTGTTCTAATGCTCTCTTTTGAACATTAGACCACTTTCTTTCAGCTATTTCGTTCTGTTCATATCTTTGTTGTACTTGATTTGCTTTAATTGGGTCATAATCAGGATGTCTCAATCTATCAGGAGCTTGACTTATAGTACCTTGCCTCTCCTTTCTATATTGTTCTATCATTGCATCATATTGCTGTTGTTCTCTATTCCTTCTAGCTGGACTATCAACTTGCTTTTGAGCTATCTTCTTTCTAGTTGGTTCAGCAGTATTACGTACAACATCAGCTCTTTGCTCAAGATTATAGTTGGGTCTAGTTACTTTTCTTCTTGTGCGAGGTCTATAATTTCTATTAGCTACTACAATGTCTTGATACTCTGGACCATATACGTATTGCATTAATGGATTAACAGCATTATTCTTCAATAACATCTCACCACCAGGATAGAATAAATGCCCACCATTTGCTGCACTATGCTCATTAAATAATAAATAAGGACTATTCCAAAGTGCATTATTCTCTAATCCTAAGTTATATTCTAGAGCTTGCTTGCTAGTATATGGATCAATAAATGACACCAATTCATCTGCTTTGCCAATACTGCTAAAGTCAACTGGTCCAATATTAATTTGACCATTACTTGCAAGGTCACTAGGAGTTCCAATAGGAGTATTAAAAGTAACTGGGCGTTGTTGTCCAATCTTGCTAATATAATCTAACCAAGGACTAATAGCATTACTACTTGCTAATGTTATAGGTTCCATAGCCTGTTGCTGCATCATAGAAGCATAACTATCGCTTCCTGTAGTAGAATACTGTGGCATAGTATAACTACCTTTACCACCACCAAATGAAGTACCACCAAACATTTGTCCTGTACCACTTTGCCCTTTAATACCTCTACCAACATGTAAATGAGGACCTGTAGCATGAGTACTTGCCATTACACTAGGATTAGTTTCATTAAGTACATCTAATCCATATGCAGCTAATGCTCTTCTTACTCTAGGACTATTCATCTGAGTAAATAGTGTATTCCAATCAGAGCCAACACCAGGTACAATATCAATAGCACCAGGTGAATTACCAAATATAGTATATGTATGTGCACTACCTTTACCAGCATTACCAGCTTGATTAGGTTTTCTTTTACCACTAGTAACTCTAAAGTTCACACCATTCTCTCTAAGTATCTGTTCTATAATACCATATTGATATTTAGGTTGTTGTTTAGCTTTATTTAATGGACCAGCTTTTTCATATAAATGCCCACCGTTAGCAAAATTAAATAACCTATCATGTCTAGTATTATAGCTCATAAACTCTGGTCCAAGTGTAGAGTATAATAAATGATTATATAAATCAGGTTGTGTGTCCTTTAACCAACCATATGTTTTTTCAAATGGCTGTAATATATACTCCATTGGTTTACCAATAGTGTCCCAATAAGTAGGCATAATACTATTAAACCATCTATCTCTTATTCTTTGAGATTGATAGTTCCTCCAATTTTTATTAGGTCTATTAGGTCTAGTTCCTATTACTTCTAGTTCTGGCAGAACTTTACCAAAGTAGCTTCCATTATTATATAAATGCCCACCTAATGCGGCATAAGCTCCTTGAGCATTATCTACTGTTGGTTCATATGCTATTTCATTTAACAATCTGATAATTACTGATGTGGGTAACTTTCCCAAACCACCTTGTGCATTGTTTGACCAATTCCAATGTCTAATCTCATCTTCATCTTGATCTGTAAATACTCTATCTGGACTTACATTATTAGAGAATCTTAAGTCATTCAACATCTGATATAAATGTCCCCAACCACCATTTGGATCTATACCTTCCTCTTCTAGTATTTTATCAATCATAACCTCTTGCGGAGAACGAGAATTAGCATTTGGATTTCTATCGTAGTCTGTATTATTCAATGCATGAGTCATTTCGTGAATTTGGGTAGCTTCTGCTCCAGCATCATCTGGATACCTCATATAGATATATGGTCCATATGCATCATTTGTAAATGGACTGTTATAAGCAGTAGCATAAGGATTTTGTTTGTCCATTACTTCTGCTTCTGGATCATTAGAATTATATATTCTAGTGTTAGCTAAATTATCCAATTCTTCTTCCATTGTATATCCAGAATTCTTAGTTGTACCATCATACCCAGTGTATTCGGTTGCTTTCCTATTAGCTTCAAACTGCTCTTGTCTTTGCGGTAACCACCAATGTAACCAAGTATCATTGCCAAGTTTTTCTCCTCCACCAGTTGGAGTCTGACCAGTGTAACCCTGTGTTTCATCTATAGGTTCCTCTATAGGTTGCTCTACAACACCACCTTCATCAAACCTATGCCTTATACTATCGTTATATAACTTTTGTATATCATTAATGTCTGTAACCCCATTAGCTACAGACATTTTCATTATTTCAGCCTTCTCTTTTAAAGTTAAATCTTTCCACATATCTTCTTAACTAAGTCTATTTGTTCTTGTGTAGCTGAATATGGTAACCAAAGATGCATTTTGGGTGAATCTTTCTTTTTACTAATACCTCCTAATGCTTGATTCATCAAATCTTCAAATGTTCCATCGTATCTCATATCTTCATAGAAATGAGGACTATTTATTTGTTTTGATATACCATCTGTCATCTACCTACACTATTTAACTCTGTTTTTATATTAATGTTTTTTCTACCTCTTGATATAGCACCACACTTCTTACATCTATATATAGGATATTTACCTACTTGTGTAAAGTAATATTTATCTGGGATGACATGGATGTCATCGGAACCACATATAGAACATACCATATTATCTCCTTGCAAGTTACCCATATTGGGATGGTTCTTTATCCAAGGACGTAACTTAAGATAAACTTCTTCTAATATAGCAACATCCTTCTTATTATAATGTAGCATATATTGAAGTGCTTCTTCGTTACCATTTAGGCATTCTTTCCAAAGATTAAAGTCTGTATTAAGTTTGTGATCTATATTAAAATAAGTAGCAAGAGCATCTAATTTATTACTTGAAAAACCGAACTGCTTCTTTGCTACTTGACAAGTATCAACACTAAAGTAAGGTTTAGTTGGTTCTAAACCATTAATAACAAATCTTGCATTTATCTTAGGTATATCAAACTTATTACCGTTGTGTGATACTACTATATCAGCTTCATTAATGAGTTCCCATAGAGACTTCATTATTCTACTGTCATCTTCGTGTTTAACTTCGTCAGGAGTTAAAACTTCTCCCATTATGGTTGTGTTATATAACCATTTTGCAGACCAAGCAATGCAGAACCAATCACTTATTATCTGATCTAAATGTACATCTTGTTTCCACAACTTCCATACATAGGCTTTTATAGGAGATGTTTCAATGTCAAATAATAATATCTTAGGTGTGTATTTGCCTATTGCGGCTATGTTCTTAGCTCTTATTACATCGTTAGTTGATATCTTATATCTCTTTGATAAAGAGCCTTTTCCCATTCTTCTTAAATAAGGTTTTTGCTTTAATAAAGCAACAAATTCATCTATATTCATTTTACTAAATTATATGTTTGCTGTAAAGCTGGTTCACCCGTTCACCTATATATTATTCCTATAGAGTATAAGATAATTGAATATAGATTACTTGGAAGAAGGTTTACTTTTAGATATAAAGAGACCTAGCGGAGTTGCCTTCTTTTCACCGCTGAGGCTTGCTGTTCTACCAGCAACTTATCAATAGTTTACAAGGGGCGTTTATATATTATTGGTTTTCACTCTTGTTATCTCTAGCCCCTATTACCTCTGCCCTGCTTATGGTATCCTTTACTTTCCCATGTTGGCTAGGGGACCCTTGTCACCTAAGATAAGCTATCATTAAGTTGTGCAAAGGTAGGGATAATAAACATTATATGCAATAGGGTAAGTAAAATACTAATGGGGGTGAAGAATTTTAAAAATTTTATTTTTTATTTTTTTTTGAATTTGGGGTTTACTGAGATGTGTGAGATATATCATACAGAACCCCCACCTGCCCCTGCGGGGGTGGGGAGTCTCCCCCCACATCATAGCTTTGAGAATTAATCAGCAACTCAATGCTGAAACTCATAATCCTAATTCTCACAGTAAATCACTAACTCCCTGACTAACTAGTCAAAACCCAAAACCTTCTTCATAAACTGAAGAAGAAAAACAACGACTAACAACTCACATTAACAATAACAATTAAAACAAAAAAAACAATGAGACCAAGTAGAAGAAACATTGGGTATATAATGCCCAACGAACTGAGGCGTCGTATTAAAGATGCTAAGGAGATGTATGAGTTGTACCATTATGGTGCACAGAGTATGAACTTTACTGGTGATATCCTTATGGATTGGAACCAAAAGGCTCAAGAGTATTATGCTGAGTATGTAGCACTTAAGGATCAACTTAAGAAGCAATTATCAAACAACGACTAACATTTAGACTTTGGTGAATAACTATCACCCAGTAATTATAAACTATTAAACACTTTAAACAAATGAAACATCTAATTATGATTATTGTGATGTGCTTTGCACTCACTATGCCGTGTCAAGCTAAGATTGTCAAGAAGGGCAATAAGTGGATTGAGGTTGTTGATTCAACCAAAACCAAGACTGCTCAACCTGACAAGGCTGTTGGAACTTTCACTAAGAAAGTCAATGGTAAGAACAAAACCTACATTGTCTATCAAGGCAAGAGAGGTGGTTTCTACTACATCAACGAGAAAGGTAAGAAAGTTTATCTCCCTAAGAAGTAATAACTATGAAGAAGATTTCAAGTAAGACAGCAACAATCTGTCTTTGGATTGTCTGCATCATCAGTATGATGTTCTTTGCATACATGTTGGCATTTGAAGCACCTTCAATGCCTTGGTAATTAACACTTTAATCCTTACAATTATGGCTAGAAAAAGATTTATTAGAGTTGGTACGTCCAATCCTGAAGAGTATGAGAAGATTACTGTTGAGAAAGCCAAGTGTGACTATTATCTCAAGGTGTTTAACGAGCTGAGAAAGCTTGATGATAAGCTTGAAGAAGATTTAATTCTTCATTTGCTGAGAATCAAGTCACCACTGTTGGTTCGCATGAACATTCGTGTAGAAACTGTAATTATCTATCAACCTAAAAAGAAATAATTATGATTAATCAGATTTTCATTGCCATTGAAATGGCAACTGCAGACCGTGTTAACAAGCAGTATCAGTTCTATCTCAAGGCTGATCAGTTAGTACATGAAGCTATGAGTGCAATGGGCTTTTCAACTACCAATTATGCTATTGGTGGTTCAGTAGCTCTTATTGCATACCATGTTGACATTGAGAGGGTTCCTCACGATGTTGATGTTATTGTTCCTGTAGGCTTTACTAAGATTATCAGTAAATTTGTAATGTGTGACAAATTCAACAGATTCACCTTTGTACCTCACAGGTCATCTCATAGCTCATATAGCTTCAAGTACAAAGACATCATCATTGATGTGCTTGAGCAAGAACGTATTGAAGCGTTGCAAATTAAGCAGCGCTATTGCTGTCTTAACATCCTTGAGAACATTATTAAGATTAAACAGAAATGGAACAGAGCCAAAGATATCATTGATCTTGGTGCTATCCGTAGAACATATCCACTTTAACACGTTAATAATTATGGGAAGAATAAGATATAAAGTAGAGTGGTTTGATGACAACTATCCCACTTGCTACGACTCAAAGATTGTATATAAAGATGTAACGAGAGCCATTTCTATTGGTTATCACGAATTCCAGAAGTACACTACAGTTACACATTTCAAGGTGTGGCTCATTAGTGCTGAGGAAATTAATGATGAAATCAATAGTAAAAATCGCACACCTCTTTACGTTGGTTACAAAGATCCAGAGTTAAATATGACTCAATCTGATTGGCACAACAGTGCATATATAATAGATGTGCAACCCATTAACGAAGTATGCACTATTTATCGTATTGATACATGGAACTACATATTCATAGTATCTGCAAAGAGTGCTGCTAAAGCATTGTCAATGATCCCTAGTACTAAACTCGGTTCAGAGATAAATATTTACAATACACATAAACGCTCTAACGAACCTTGGATATACGATTTAGCTGATATTCAAGCAGAAAAAGCGCTCAAGTAATAATCATTATTAACAAATAAAACACTTTAAACATTATGAAACATTTTGCAATTATCGTTAGTGTAAAGAATGATGCTGGTGAGGACATTAAGTCTACTAAGCTGTATCTCAAGCTTGACCAAGACATCAACAATCGTGAGGAGTTGAGGAACATCTTCAGTAAGCTCGTCAAGAGCAATTACAGTGTAGCTGTTCTGCGTACTAATCCTAAGTTGAATAAGCCTTGGCGCAACCTTCAAGAAGTAATTACAAAGCTTCCTCAGATCCGCTTCTACAAGACTGTCAAGACTAGCAAGAAGATTGGTGAAACTAAGCAGAATTGGGGAGTTCTCATCGACCTTCCTGCTGGTGTAGAGATTGATACCTGCTGGTCATCAGTATCACCTACTGGTTATTACATCAACCACTTCATCAGTTTGCGACCTGCCAACAAGTATGTCCGCCTGAATGTTGAACAACTCGCATCTTACTTTAACAGAGAATGGCAATCACCTATCAGACCAAGACCGAATCTTCACTTTGTTGCTTTCAATAAGAGCCATCAAGGTGTATTCTTCCAGACTAGCATTGACTCGCATTTCACTGTTGACTTCTACACCAATGACCTTTTGCGCATCAACTATGACAAGGTTGTTCCTGTCTATGAAGATGTGGTAGAACAAATCGAGCTTTAATTATGATTATCATCAAGAGCACTGTTAGCACCCTCTACATTAATGAGGGTGTTAACACTCCTATACGTGGAGACTATAGTATATCTCAAGACGAGAAATGGATTGCTTTCAAGAAGAAATACAACCTCAAAGCAAATGATGACCTATTTAAGTGGTACGATATGTACTTGAGACTTTGTGCCGCTGGACTATTATAAACATTATAAACACTTTAAACTTTAGAGAACATGAGTAAGAAATCAGCAGCCATGAGTTGGTTTGAAGAGTCCAACTCTGAGTGGCAGGAAGCAGGCATCTTTACATTAAGTGATGCCGAGTTGAAAACTGTTGTTAGCTGTTCCATCACAGCATACAATGGTGAGTATGGTGTATTCATCAAGCTGTATATGGACATCAAAGTGAGGGGCAAAATCCTTCACTTGATGGGAGATGAAGATGCTAATGGCAAGAAAAGAAGAGGTGTCAAACTTGATGCTACTTCTGCTAAGCGTTATGAGTATCTCATTGATGAGGATGATCCAACACTTGAGATTGACCCTGAGAAAGTTATTCTCATGAACCTTGAGAATACTGATGATGGTCGTATCATCCGTAGAATCCGTATTGTGAGATAATTAACAGCCGCTACAAAGGTGGGGAGTCTAACTCCTCACCTTTTTATTTTTTTCAACACAGCACCTCTACTTAGACCTAATCTTTTATTCTTTTTACCTTTGTACTTAAAATCTACGCTAATCAACACACCACCCCTTCCTTTTATTGAAGGGAATAAAATTGGAAGTAGCCCTTTGCAGTTCGCATGTTGCTATGCTGCTCTTCCACATATTAACATTTTAATCACAATCAAAAGTTTTTAAGTCATGAGAATTGAAGACATTACCAAGGAGTATGGCGGTGGTTGGGAAGAGACTAACCGCGAGAAGTTAGAGGATGTTAAGGACATTAAGTCTTGCGAAGTTACTGAGCGTGACTTTGTACAAGATGATGGTACCACAAAGACTGTGGCAAGCATCTGCTTCCATATGAAAAATGGAAGAGATCGCTACAAACAGTTGGACCGCAACTCTGACTTGGTTGTTGGTGACAAGGTAGACCCCAAGAGCATTGAGGTTATCACCTTGGAACGTGATGACGATGAGATTTACCGTGTTGACGGTAAGAAGCTCAAGAAGAATCGTTAAGTTGCAAAGTATGTAACTTGCTGATAATGAATGGGATGTGGGTGATAAAAAGCCCACATCCCTTTTTATTTTTTTGTGCTTTACCTAGACTTAGACTTCACTTAATTTATATTTTATAACACTTTCAGTCATCTAGTTATGAAAATAAAGAAGACTATACAATGGGTACTATTAATTATAGCACTTATTGCTGTAACTGCGTGGTTTTGCTATCAATTAGTTTTCACAGATTACCCAATGTAATTATGATTACTACTAAAGCAACTTATGGAGTTTTGAGAGTATCAGAACCCCATGAGCCTGTTTCAGGAGATTATTGCAGAGATAAAGACACCAAATGGGTTGCTTTCTGCAAGAAACATAAACTGAAACAAGGAAGAGACCCAATGTATAAATGGTATACGCTCTTTTTAGAGCTGTGTGCAAATGGGTTATTGTAGAGTATTAGACAATCAAAATAAATACGTTAATGAGTTCTAATTATGCCAAGATATAAATTAAAATACGCTGAAGGAAATTTTCATTGGTCAGCAATAACTGATCAATATTATGGCGGTTTAACTGTATATGAAGAAGAATTTAACACTAGAGAAGAACGAGATGAATATATAAGGCAATATCGTTCAGAATGGTGTTTTAATCCTAATTGGGGAGGATGTTACGTATGCCAAGATATATAGATAAATATCCTCATTGTGAAGGTTGTCCAGTATATAAATACTGTGGCACAATGGTAGGGTCAATTAGACTCTGCAATTCATATGAACAAAACAAAAACAATCAAGAACATGAGCAAAATAACAATTAAAGGCATTTGTCCCAGATGCCAAAGAGATTGGGAAGTAACAGTTGATGAAGCTAACTATCAATCTTTTAAAGAAGGTGATATGTTAGCTCAGGAAGCATTTCCTGAGTTATCACCTGCAGAACGTGAACTCCTCATCACAGGTTTCTGCGATGATTGTTGGAACGACATCTTCCCTCCTGAAGATGAAGAAGAGAACTTTGGTGCAGATTTTGATATTGACAAATATCGCACTGACGATATTAACGATTTACCAAAATAATGTACAGAGTTTTAGATACAGAAAACAAACTGGTTGCAAACTTTGAGACCTATAGTGATGCAAATCACTTTAGACATCTTAAAGGAAGACCAGATTGGTCTATCAAAAGAACCCCT